CGCGGCGACTTCGTATCGAGGATGAACGGATACGGCGTCGCAATTCAGAACGCCATCCGCACACCTGATGAGATCCGGGCGCTGGAAAATCTACCGGCCATGGGCGGCGAGGCAGACAAGCTGCATATCCAGGGCGCCACCGTGCCGCTTGGGTCTCAAAATGTCGCACCCACGCTGACCCCTGCCAACGACAACAATGAGAACAAGGCGGAAGCCGCATGACGGACATTGAAAAACGTGGCGGCCTTCACGGTGTTGAGGCCCGCGCCGACGATGAGAAGCGCACATTGGTAGGCTATACTGCCGTATTCAACAGCGACACCACCATCGGAGATTGGTGGATCGAGCGCATCGCGCCTGGTGCGTTTGCTGGCACGATCAGCGGCGACATTCGCGCGCTGGTGGATCACGACATGGGGCGCGTCATCGGCCGAACTAAGAGCGGCACGCTGCGGCTTAAGGAGGACGCTCACGGCCTCCTTGCCGAGATCGACGTGCCGAACACCACCGACGGCAACGACCTCTGGACGCTAGTCGAGCGCGGCGACATCAGCGGCATGTCATTCGGCTTTCGAGTAACGAAGCAGGAATGGGATGAAACCGGCGACATGCCGGTACGCACTATCCAGGCGGTCGATCTCTTTGAGGTTAGCGCCGTAGCATTCCCCGCTTACGACGACACCACGCTCGGCAAACGTTCGCTTGAAGCAGCGCGCGCAGAGGCGGGCAGCCAGCGAAACGCATCCTCGGCAGCCCGCCGGGTCGCGGAAAAGCGAGCGGCTATGGAGCAGCGAATTCGGGGCATCCGGCAGGACGCCCTGTAGTCCACCCGGCATAGCCGGAGGGCAGGAACGTCCTGCCATTTCCCACCACCACGAGCTCGCTTCATGCGGGCTTTTTTATTGGAGAAAAGCATGTCCCTTAAGGAACTGAACGAGAAGCGCAACAAGCTCGTACACGACGCTCGCGAAGCTCTCGATGCGATTACGGCGAATACCGATGAGGCCCGCGCTGCGGAGCTCGATACCCGTCACGACACCATCATGGCCGAGTTCGACAAGATCGAGAAGAATATCGAGCGCGAAGAACGAACGGCGGCTATCGAAGCACGTTTTGAGCAGCGTCGTCAGGAACGCCGTCCGATCTCGGGCGATGGCGAGCAACGCGGCCAGGACGAGGGCGACCAACTTTCCTACCGCCACGTCTTTGCGAAAGTCGTCTGTGGTCGCATTGACGACCTGAGCGCCGAAGAACGCGCTGTGCTCAAGCAGGGTGTCACCAAGTTCGAGCAGCGTACCCAGACCGCGGGTACGACGACTGCGGGCGGCTACACGGTGCCAACTGAGCTCGCCAACGAGATCGTCCGCAGCATGCTTGCTTGGGGCCCCATGTACGATGGCGATGTTGCACGCGTCATCACGTCAGCGGCCGGCAATTCGATGAAAATTCCGACGGTCAACGACACTGGCAAGTCTGCCGGAGCGCATATCGAAGGCACGCCGCTGACTGACGACGGTTCGGAGGACGTCACCTTTGGGCAGAAGTCGCTCGACGCGTATGTCTTCGACACGGAATTCATCCGATGGTCGTTTGAGCTCGATGCTGATTCTATCTTCTCGATGGAGGCACTTCTCGCTGATCTGCTCGGTGAGCGTCTCGGCCGCGTCGCGAACGCTCAGCTCACGAACGGCAGCGGCACGTCCGCTCCGAACGGTGTTGTCACCGCGTCGACTCTCGGCGTCACTGCTGCATCTGCCACGGCACTAACGACCGACGAACTGATCGACCTTGAGCACTCGGTGAACCGCGCTTATCGCAAGTCTCCGAAGACTGCGTTCATGATGAACGATCTGACCGTCAAAGCGGTGAGAAAGCTGAAAAACTCCGACGGCGATTATATCTGGTCAGCCGGAGATATCACTCAAGGCCGTCCGGCAACCCTCCTTGGGTACAAGCTTCATGTGAACGATTCTATGGCAGGTCGGTTCGCCGGTCATAGGCGTTCTGCGCGAGCGCTTTTGGCCGGATCTGGGTATTGCCGGCCTGATCCGCTTCGATGGTGAACTCGGCGACGCCGCCGCGATCAAGCATCTTAAGCAAGCTTAATTGGATGAACGGGCTGGCCTTGTGGCTGGCCCGCTCTTTTTCA